GTTCAATATTATCAAGGAAAATAGCAAATATGTTATACTAGCAGGTGATGATGATCAAGCAATTTATGGCTGGGCAGGCGCAGATGTAAAAAAATTTCAACAGGAAATTTCAAAGAAGGACATAATTTTGCCACAATCTTACAGGGTTCCACAAGACGTACAAAATATTGCAGACAAGATATTAAAACTGATTCCAGAAGATAGACGTGTACAAAAAAATTGGAAAGCAAGAGAAGAACAAGGCACAGTAAATTATGTTTACAGTCTTGAAGACGTACCAATTTATGAAGGTAATTGGTTAGTTCTCGCAAGATACAATGATAAATTAAATAGACTCAAACCTTTTTTAAAAGAACGTGGTATTTATTTTGAGTATAAAGATCGCAAAAGTTATAAGGTAACCTTGTTTAGAACTATTCTAAACTACATACGTTGGCAAAAAGGCGAAGACTTATCTTTAGCAGAAGTAAGAGGTGTTTTAGAATATAGTCCATTGCTCATTATGGATGAACCCACAGAAGAAAAAATGTATGATTTAGAAGAACTTGGTTTTGACAAGAAGGCACCTTGGTATGATGTGTTTACTTCTGATTATGAAGAGTGTTTATACATAAGAGAAATGTTAAGCAAAGGAGAAGAATTAAGAAAGGACCCAAGAGTAAAATTATCTACAATACATTCTGCAAAAGGTGGAGAAGCAGACAATGTATTATTGATATTAGATAATACAAAAACAATAAGAGATGCAGTTGAAAAAAGTTCTGACAAACAAGATGAGGAACATAGGGTTTGGTATGTTGGAGTAACAAGAACAAAACAAAACCTGTACATCATGGCAGCAAAAAAGGAGGATCAAGGTTATGACATCGAAAGTTTGGGATAAGCAGCACGGCGGGAGTCACTATCAAAATTTTAAGATTCAGCCCAGTAAGTTTGTTGTAGAGAATGAGTTGTTATATCCTGAGGGTTGTGCTATAAAATATATTTTACGGCACAGGCTGAAGGGAAAGAAGGAAGACATATTGAAGGCAATACATTTTTTAGAAATGATAATCGAAAGGGACTATAGTGAAAATTCCTAAGTTCGAAGCACAAACAGAATGGGTAAAACCAACTGAGTTTCCTGACTTACGTCAGGTTGACGAGATTGCAATTGACTTAGAAACAAAAGATCCTGATCTAATTAAAAAAGGATCTGGTTCTGTTATAGGTAATGGTGAGGTTATTGGTATTGCTGTTGCAACAAAACATTTCAAAGGATACTTTCCTATCGCACACGAAGGTGGTGGTAACATGGACAAGACAAGAGTTCTTGCATGGTTAAAAGATATATTGGATTCTCCTTCAACAAAAATTTTTCACAATGCAATGTACGATGTTTGTTGGTTACGTGCCATGGGTTTTAAAATCAATGGTGATATAGCGTGCACAATGATCGCTGCAGCTGTAACTGATGAGAACAGATTTCGTTATGATCTCAATAGTTTATCATGGCATTACCTTGGTTATGGTAAGAACGAAGCAGCGTTAGCAGAAGCTGCATCTGAATGGGGCATAGATCCTAAATCAGAAATGTATAAACTTCCTGCAATGCATGCCGGTGCATATGCAGAACGTGATGCTGAAGTTACACTTGGTCTTTGGCAAGAAATGAAAAAAGAAATTATCAATCAAGACCTTGAAGATATATTTGATTTAGAATCTGATTTGTTTCATTGCCTGGTTGACATGAGATTCAAAGGTGTACGTGTAGATATAGAACGTGCACATCAAATGAAAAAAGAAATGAAGAAAGCCGAACAAGAATTATTACATAAAATAAAATCAGAAACAAATATTGATACACAAATCTGGGCAGCAAGATCAATTGCAAATGTTTTTGATATGTTAAGATTAGAATATCCACGGACAGATAAAACACAAGCACCAAGTTTTACAAAAAACTTTTTACAAGAACACAAACATCCTGTTGTAAATATGATTGCGCAAGCAAGAGAGATTAACAAAGCACACACAACTTTTATAGATTCTATTTTACGTCACGAACACAAAGGAAGAATTCATGCTGAAATAAATCAGCTTAGATCACAAACCGGGGGCACGGTTACTGGTAGGTTTTCCTACCAGAACCCAAATCTACAACAAATTCCTGCAAGAAATAAAGATCTTGGACCTAAGATAAGGTCATTATTTATACCCGAGAAGGGCCATAAGTGGGGTGTATTTGACTATTCTCAGCAAGAGCCTAGGTTGGTAGTGCATTATGCTTCTTTATACAAATTACCGTCTGTATACGACGTTGTAGAGTCTTATAACAATGACTCTAGCGCAGACTTTCACCAAACTGTAGCAGACATGGCAGAGATACCAAGATCCCAGGCTAAAACAATTAACCTTGGATTATTTTATGGTATGGGTAAAGCTAAATTACAAGCAGAGCTAGGAGTAACAAAAGAAAAAGCTGCAGAATTATTTAATACATATCACTCACGTGTGCCGTTCGTAAAACAATTGATGGAGAAAGCATCTAACAGAGCACAAGATCGTGGACAGATACGTACTCTGCTGGGTAGACTGTGTAGGTTTCATCTATGGGAACCTAATAGTTTTGGTATGCATAAAGCCATGACTCACGAAGATGCACTCAGAGAGCATGGACCAGGGATCAGGAGAGCCTACACGTACAAATCTTTAAATAAATTAATACAAGGATCAGCTGCTGACATGACAAAAAAAGCAATGCTAGAATTATACAAAGAGGGTATCATACCACATATACAAATACACGATGAATTAGATATATCTGTCCAAAACGATTCACATGCAAAAAAAATAATTGAAGTGATGGAAAATGCTGTTACACTAGAGGTCCCAAATAAAGTTGACTATGAACATGGGGACAACTGGGGTGAGATACATGGATAAATATTATGGCGTATTTAAATGCAAACATACCAGTAACTTATGCACAAATAAGGAGAGAATATTTATATGATCTTAAAAATCATCATGGCGAAGTTGAAGATTGTATTGTCTTCGGGATTACTGCGATCACTGGTCGTCCGATTTTGTTCCACGCAATTATGGAAAATGGTGCAGTCTTCTACCGTTTACCAATCTCTGCTTTCATACAAAGAGGCTTTAAGCCGAAAGAAGTTCCTCAACGTAGGCTGGATGAGTTGGAGCTATGGAATAGTTTTAGCTACTATCCTGCTGTTACTAGTTGGGACATCTTAGACGGACAATCAGGAAAATACATAGGCAAAGATAAAAAATGGCACTGTGGTGCTTATTTATTTACGGTTGACTTTGCACATCCAGAGTCTAATATAGTTGACACTGATCATTCAGAGATCCCGCACGAGCATAAATGCGCGCACATAATGGCCTTAGATGATGGAAATTATGCAGCACAACCTAACAATCGAATTATTTGGGATATTCCTTCTTTTACTGTTAAGGATAATATCCCGGATTGGAAGGTCCAAACTTCTGAATGGAATGTTGAAGACACGCGTAAATGGAGAACTGAAGACACGGACAACTTCTTTTACGAAATTGAGGAGAAAAAAAATGATTAAAAAATTTATAAAGTGGGTTTGGAACATTATCTGCTGGCCTTGGAAAAAGTTAGTAGAATGGTTATGGACAAGGTAGTTTATGTCTAACAAACCACTAAAAATATCTGAACAGGCAGCCGTCCAGATGCCAATGAAGACGGTTGCCTCGTTGATCGCGATGGTGGCAATTGGAACCTGGGCATACTTTGGTCTTCACGAAACACTCAACAAACACAGCACACAGATAGAGTTGATGCAAAAAGACTTAGAACAAAACTCTGAGTTTAGAATTAAATACCCAAGAGGTGAGTTAGGACAGTCGTCCGGCGAGGCGGAGCTTTTCATGCTGGTGGAGCACCTAGCAGGCTTATTAGAGGATATAGATTCAGAAGTAAAAAGCATGAGAAACAATGCAGTTAATATAGAATTTTTACAAGAAAGAACAAAAAAGCTTACAGAAGATGTAGAAAAATTAATTAGAAATGGTAACGGTCACTAATGATTGAGATGGTTTTTGCCCTGTTACTTATTGTGGACCACAAGATAGTAGAACACCGTTACCACGAGTCGTTATCAAATTGTCTCAAGGCCAAGCGTTATGCTATGAAGGACAAAAGTCCTGGTGATAGAGTTGTCTACAAATGCATACAATCTAAGGCAAACATAGAAGTATACATGGGTGAGAAAAAAATTACTTCATTAATTCTTGACTAAAAAAAACAATAAAATTGCAAAAAAATTAAGAGATAGACGTTATCATCAACGTGTGATAAAATCTAAGAAAGCATATGACAGGAAAAAAATTCATAAAATTTCAGACAGAGATAGTTAGTGGCAAATGCCCCACGTGTGAAGAGCTAACTATGTTAGTGGGTATTACACCAGAAATGTATAGGTGCATTAATTGTGGTGCTGATCTACAACAACATGTTAACGGTAAAATAAGTTACATACCTACAATGCATCCTAACACATTAAAATCAGAATTAGATAAGTATTTCGATGGCGAAGAAAGCTAAAGGTTTATACGCAAAAATACAGCACGAACCAATATTTCACAAAACGAGTATAGGTAGAAATCCTAGCAAATGCAAAATGAACAAATCAAAACGTAGATCTTTTAAGAAATATCGTGGCCAGGGAAAATAATAGTTGACATCTTTTTATGGGATATTATATTACCCGTATGAAAGAAAAAATAATAACAATTAAACCTAAGAACATAACTCAAAAACAATGGATTAATTTATTGTTAGAGTTAAACTTGATGCGTAAGGCATGGAAACCGTATGGTGTTGATATAAATATACAGGCACCAGGGATCAAGAAAACAATACTATGGGGGACAAAAGTTGGTGCACAGATATCAGATCAAGATTGATGAGCTTAATTATTTTGACCGACGGAATGTATCATCTAGTTCCAGTAACAGAACAGATGATGGCAGGTATTGAATTATTTAACGAAGTTGATTTGTTTGAGTTGTGTGACATACTCAGATTAAAATTAACAACCTACCATGACTACCCTATGAATCGTCATGTCATGAATGATGGCAGTGGTGATTTTTATGGTTGTATACAGAATTGAGAAAAGGCAGGGCGTGCATACAAATGCTTCGCGCTAAGTCCCTCACGTTAGCTTAGACCCATGCCAGGGTATGGGTAGCGACCGAGCCTTTGGCCCTGTAGGAGTACGTGCACGTAAACTACGGGGTTTGTATGGATTATGTTTCTTGCATTGGTGAACAGAAAAATTTAATAAATATTTGTTGTTGGTTCACTTCTTCTTTTCCAATGCCCTGTAATTGCACAATAGATTCTCGATAGCCTGCATCAAGACATGTATATAGATCAACATACTTGTCAGGATACTCCATTGGTTGGAGACACTTGCCCGCAAGACCTGAACAAAAAACAAAAGTTAAAATAAATTTCATTTGACACCTATTGTAGTTTATGAGATAAATCCTATATTAGTTAAATCTAAGAAAGGAGTATAAGATTTATGACCGACATAAGCAAATATAAAAATGTCTCGTTGCCAAAAGAGACATATAATAAGATTGATAAGATAAGAAAAGTTATGATTCCTGAGATGACCATAAGTAGATCTCAGACAATAACATTATTAGTAAATGAGAAAGAGAAAAGGTTAAATGGCAAACTTAAAAACGCGTAAAGTAATCTGTTCTGTTTGTAATGGAAACGGTTTTGTCCGAATCCCGTACGAACAGGCCAGGGAAGAACAATGGGCTGATTGCGATTTTTGCAACAACCAGGGTGAAATAGAAGAGGAGGTAGACGAAGATGCTGATGGACAAAGAAACCCAAATTAAGAGTTTAAAAGAAAACAAAGAAGCTCTTGAAGGTAAGGTTAAATTCTTACAAGATACTTGTAGACGTGCTGGTGCTCAGATTAAAAAGTTAGAAGCTGAGTTAAAAGAAGCAAACCAGTGGAAAGAAGATGAAGTCGAAAAGTTTAAAGCAAGACTTAGAGATAGTGCACCATACGAAAAGAGACTAGGTAATGATTAGCTCTGAAGATATAGCCTACATTGCAGGGCTGTTTGATGGAGAAGGATCTATACATTTTAAGCGTGGTATTGAGAAGAAAAAGAAACACAAAGGCAAAGGTTATCGCACGTCGAATAGTTTAAGACTATCGATGGAGATAACCATGACCGATGAATCTGTATTACATTATGTGCATGAGGTATTGGGTGTTGGAACTTTAAATAAAAAACCTAGAAAAGGTTTACGTAAAGATGGCACAAAATACTTGATGCAGTATCGTTGGCGTTGTACATTTAGAGATGCGTATTATGTTTGTAGATTGTTATGGCCATATGCACATACGAAACTACCTAAGATTCAACAAGTGATTGATCATTATGGTGATCACATGGTAATGAATAATAAAATTGTTAACTTAGAAGACTATAAAAGGATAATGAGTTTAGAATGACAGTAGAACAAGGATTAGGTATGTTATTTGTAGGTGTTGTTGCAATGACAATTGGTGGCACGATAGCTTTTTTTATTTTAAGAAATGTATATCGTCCGTTGCATAATCCTAAAAAGAAAAGATTCGATGATTTGGAATAAAAAATTTATTTACCCTACGTCAACAAGAGCATTGATTAATGGTAAACGACACTACGATGTAGGAACCGAAGAAAAACTACCTAGTGTAACTACGATATTGTCAGCGACACAGTCAGAAGAGAAACGTAAGAGTCTTGCTAATTGGCAGGCTCGAATGGGTAAACAGAATGCTGATCGTATCAGAGATATATCTGCAATGCGTGGAACATCTATGCATACGTATCTTGAAGGATATATTAAAGATGAACGACACCTAGATCTAACGGCATTGGGCGTTGAGGCAGGGCGCATGGCTGATGTGGTTATTCGATCAGGGCTCGGGGACCTGGAAGAGGTGTGGGGTACAGAGGTAACTTTATACTATCCTGGGTTGTATGCAGGAGCTACCGATGTTGTAGGAATTTATAATGGGCGCGAAAGTATAATAGACTTCAAGCAAACAAACAAGCCCAAACAAAGAGAATGGATTGATGATTATTTTACACAGCTAGCAGCTTACGCTATGGCCCACAATTATGTGTATGGTACACAGATACAGTCTGGAATCATTCTAATGTGTTCTAAAGATGGTTTTTTTCAGAAGTTTGAAGTGTTTGATAAAGAATTTCAAGGCTATATGCATACGTTCCTTAAGAAAGTAGAAAAATATTACGCAAATTGTACCAAAGCTCCAGACGATCACGGTACAAAAAATGATCAAAAAGTATAAGAAATTCATGTATAATTTAACCATGTACCAATTGTATACACTTTTCTGTATAAAAATAAAAAAATTTTTTTTATTTTTTTTAAACCCTGGTACAATTGGTACAATTAAAAAAAGTGTTG